ATGGCTGTTCTCTCCAAACCACAAAGCTCGTTCTTAATCTTTTGGAACTCACCCCAGTCTCTTAAGTGGGTGTCGCCATACAAACCATTAGAACAAATCCTAATGTTTAGCCAAGTAGTACCTGTTAGTTCCTTTGAATGTAAAAGGGGATGACTGGCATCCATGTTTGACTTAGCAACTTTGTATTTACCATCAGAGGTAAACCAAATCTCTGTTTCTTTTAATCGGTTCGCACCTTCTAGGGCTACTTGTTTTGAATCGCCATGCTTTCTTAATAAGGCAACCGTACTTTTAAAAGTTCTACCTGCTTGGGTCACTCCGTTTGCACGGAGTTCCCATTGACCAAAGTAATCTGATTTAATAATTTGCATTAGCTCACCTTCTGAAAGTAGTGATCATTAGACTGGCAGATAGAATCCCACTTGCTCCGTCTAATCTTTCTCCAAGACTTAGAGTTAAACAGATGCTTGTCTTTGAAGTAGTCTTTGACATAGACCCACTTGTAACCAAGCCTGACTGCTCTAGTACCGATACCTATATTGATACCCTTAATACTATGTTGGATGGACATATTGTTGAACCTGTAGAGTTCAAACTTATGCTTGGTCTTTCTCACTTTATTTTTCATATTATCTTCTCCTATGAAGTTTCAATTTATTTCTTACCAATTACCATTATACCAGTTTGGGTCTATATTGCAAGAAGTATTTTTTTTATATTTTTTTTAATGTTTGGTTTTTAACCCCAATTCGGTATAAAATTCAATGTTGGAAATAATAAAATGAGTATCTATCAATCAACCCTGTTTGCAGAAGAAGAATCAATCTTTGTCGCAGATTACAGCATTCGCAGAATCCAATATCAAGAAGCGCTACCTTTTATTTTAAATATCCATTACGCAAAGAGAGTACCAAGCATCAACTACGCATACGGTCTTTTTTTGCAACAAGAACTGGTTGGCATTGTGTCATATGGAATACCTGCATCTGCATCTTTATGTGAAGGAGTCGCAGGCAAGAACAACAAGCACCATGTCATAGAGTTAAATAGATTGGTTTTAAAACATAACAAAAAAAACGAAGCATCAATTCTTATAGGCGCATCTTTTAAACTATTACCCAAACCTAAGATCATAGTCTCTTACGCAGATACTAAAGAGAAACACTTAGGGGTTGTATATCAGGCAACCAACTTTATGTTCACTGGCACGACCAAAGAAAGAACAGACATGGCAGGTGCAGACGGTAAACACTCAAGACATCACCTAGGAGATGCAACCAAGAGAGTGCATAGAAGCGCAAAGCATAGATACATATATGTTATAGGTAATAAGAGAGATAAAAAGTTACTGATAAAACAGATCAATTATAAGGCTAAAGAATATCCAAAAATAAATTAGCTTTAATTTAATCTCAAAATGGAATATCATTGTTGCAGAAACATGATAGATACATGACAGATAAAAAAGCCAAAGTAAAAATCACAGATCAGATAAAGGATGCAATCCGCAATGAGTATGTGCAGGGCGTAGAGCTAGACACAGGCGAAAGAACTATGTTTACTCTTGATGAGTTGATTGCAAAATACAATGTTTCTTCTACCACCATCTACAGATTGTCTGCAAAAGACGGATGGAAAATGCAGAGAGAAGAATTTAGACACAAGCTGATTGCTGAGTTTGATGAGAAAAGACGAGAGCAGTTAGCAGAGGAAAGCATCAAGATTGATGAGCTTGCCTTAAAAATTTCCTATGAAATCTTTACCCATGTTCAGGGTTTAATAAAGTCAAATGACAAACCAAGTGGAATAGCATCATTATCACAAGCTGCAACCAATGCACAGAAGTTAGCTAAACTTGCATTAGGCGAAGCAACCCACAACATGAATCTAAATGCAAACATCCAAGAAACAGATGCCTTCAGAGAAGCTATGGAATTGCTTGACTCAGTTGCAGAGCAACGCAGAGAAAGCAACGATAAAGCTGTACACTGATTGGCTTAAGACTGCTAGAGCAAAACAAATAGAACCTGCTGATGAGCATAACATTTGGCTCATACTTGCAGGTAGGGGTTGGGGTAAGACAAGAACTGGCGCACAGGACATAGCTCTTTACGCCTTAAGAAATCCAAACACCATATGTGCAGTAGTAGCACCGACACACGGAGACTTACGCAGAGTTTGCTTTGGTGGGAACAGTGGCTTGCTTTCAATCATTCCTGACGAGTGTTATTCATCCAGTGCAGATTACAAAGGTTATTCATCTAGTCTGTCAGAGATAAGATTATTTAATGGCTCTAAGATTGTTGGGTATGCAGCACAAGAGCCTGAAAGACTTAGAGGACCACAGTTTCATAGAGCATGGTGTGATGAGATTGCAGCTTGGCGTTATCCTGAAGCCCTAGACCAATTAATGTTTGGTCTTAGACTTGGAGATAATCCTAAGTGCGTGATCACAACTACACCTAAACCTAACAAGATGATTAAGACCTTGGTAGAAAGAGATGATGTCAGTGTTACCAGTGGTTCAACCTTTGAGAATGAAGATAACTTAGCCCAGTCAGCATTAGATATGTTAAAGCGTAGATATGAAGGAACAACGCTAGGCAGACAAGAACTCTACGCTGAAATCATAGAAGAATTAGAAGGAGCATTGTGGTCAAACAAACTTATTGATGAAGCAAGACTGCCTGAAGATACAGAAAAAGAGCTTAAGCAAATTATAGTAGCTATAGACCCTGCTGTAACAAACAACGAAGATTCAGATGAAACAGGCATCATGGTAGTAGGCAAAGACCATAATAATGAGTATTATGTACTAGAAGATGCTTCAGGAAAGTACAGCCCTGACGGTTGGGCTAGAAAAGCTATCAATTGCTTTTATGATTGGGATGCAGATAGAATAGTAGCTGAAGTAAATAACGGTGGCGATTTGGTGGAAAGACTATTACGAGGAATGGATGTAAACATTCCTTATAGGTCTGTAAGAGCTACAAGAGGTAAAATGGTAAGAGCCGAACCTGTTGCAGCACTTTACGAGCAAAGGCGTGTTCATCACATTGGTTATTTTCCTGAATTAGAATCACAGTTGTGTAGCTATACAGGAGAGACAAAACCTAGTCCTGACAGATTGGATGCTTTGGTTTGGGGTATATCCGAGATCAGCAAGTCTAAAGGCGAAGTAAATTGGAGAATAAGCTAATGGCAGAACAAACATTTTTACAAAGATTGTTTAACAGACAACCTGTTGAACGCAAAAATTCAAACATGATGGGTTACTTTGGTGTTGGCACTGAAGAAGCAAAGTCGTATAAATATCAAGACCTAGCAAAAGAAGGCTACCTTAAAAACGCTATTGTTTATAGATGCGTTAATGAGATTAGCAAAGGTGCAAGTGCAGTACCATTTGTTGTTAAGGCAGGCGATCAAATAATAGAACAACATCCGTTAATTGATTTATTGCAAAGACCTAATCCACTGCAATCCTACAGTGAGTTTTTTAATAGCCTGTTTGGTTATGTGTTACTTAGCGGTAATGCTTACATACTTAAGACTGGCTCTGATATGGGAGCGCCAAAAGAACTGCATCAACTTAGACCTGACCGTATAAACATAAAGGGAAGTGGCAAACCCATACCTGAGAAATATGAGTACATGGTCAATGGCAGAGTCAGCAATACTTATCTTGTTGATCAAGAAAATGGATTTAGTGAACTTAAACACATTAAGCTATGGAATCCATTAGACGATTACTACGGTTTGAGTCCAATGAGTGCTGCTGCTGTAGAGGTAGATCAATTCAATATGTCTAGTAAACACAATGTAAATCTTCTACAGAATGGTGCTAGACCAAGTGGTGCAGTTATATTTAAACCACAAGATGATGCAGGCTTTGCAGTCAATCTTAGTGAATCACAAAGACAACAACTTATCACTGACATGAATAATAGATTTACTGGTGCAAACAACGCAGGCAGACCTATGTTACTAGAAGGAGACTTTGACTGGAAAGAGATGGGTCTTAGTCCTAAAGGACATGGACTTCCTTAACCTTAAGCATATGAGTGCAACAGACATTGCTCTATGTTTTGGTGTACCTAGTCAGCTTGTAGGTGTTCCTGATAGTCAGACCTACGCCAATGTCGCAGAAGCAAGACTTGCTTTGTATGAAGAAACAATTATTCCACATCTAAGAAAGATGGCATCAGACCTAAACGAATGGTTAGTGCCATTGTTTGATGATCGTTTAACACTAGAGTTTGACATAGATGCAATCCCTGCTTTGTCAGAGAGAGTTAAGAGAACCTATGAGAATGTTACATCTGCTGTAAGAGAAGGCATCATGACTAGAAACGAAGCTAGACAACAGCTTGGCTTAGAACCTGTTGATGGGGCAGATGACCTCTACATATCAGCTAATCTATTCCCTCTTACTGACGAAGGTGTAGAGAAGCCTGAGAACCCAGTTAATGAAGAAGATTTAGAAGATTATGATGATGAAGAAACTGATAAGGAAATAGCTTTCTTATTAGAAGAAGAAAAAGGCTTTGTCAGATATTAATACGATTCCTACCAGTGAAATGGCAGAAGAAGCTAAGAGAGGGCTTGAGCTTAGAAAAAAGTTCAATAGGGGCGGTACTGCTGTAGGTGTTGCTCGTGCAAATCAATTGGTTGCCAAAGAAAGGCTATCTATATCTACCTGTTAAAAGAATGTACAGCTTCTTTAGTCGTCATGAGGTAGACAAACAAGGGTCAGGGTTTCAGACAAGGCGAAGAAGGCTATCCAAGCGCAGGTAAGATTGCATGGTTACTTTGGGGCGGAGATTCAGGCTTTGCTTGGTCAAAAAGAAAACGCCAACAAATCATCACAGAAGAAGATAAAGAGTTTGCTTTACAAGACCATGTAGAGTCTAAAGAAGATCAGAAGGCGCTATCAGGCAAAGGTAAAAGAAGCTCTTAAAGGCAAGGTAGAAGATCACAACGAAAAACACGGCAACAGCAAGACTAAAAGAGCTAACCTAAGAATGCTTGAAGCAGTCTTTAGAAGGGGTGTCGGAGCTTACAGAACTAACCCTTCAAGCGTAAGACCTAGTGTAAGCTCGCCTGATCAATGGGCATATGCAAGAGTAAATAGCTTCTTAAGGGCTTTATCATCAGGCAAGTTCAGAGGTGGCAAGCATGACACTGATTTATTTCCTAAAGGGCATCCATTATCTAGCAAATGAGAAACAACACTAAAAGGCTTAATGATTTTAGGCAAGGCAGAGTTAATTCAAGAGCAGAAGCAAGAAGGCAATTAGTTTTAAGAAACAATTTAGAAAAAAGATTTTTTAGAAAGCTAAATACTCTTTTTAGAAAGTTTGTTAATGTTCATATGCACCTTTATAAACAGTATGGAATCTATGAGCCTACTGTTGCAGTCCAATCTTTAAACGAAGATTTTTTTCCACTGATACTGGCTCATTACAGAAGAACCTTTCAAGCTATCTATAAACTCAATGAAGATAAATACGAAATGATGCGTAAGGCTGATGAAGCCTTTGTGTTTGGTAGAAGCGTAGACTTTGAAGCTGTAGTTAATGAATATTTTACTGGCAGACAATTAATACTGGCAGGTATATCAGAAAGAATGGCAACAAGAATAAGCAGGCTAATAGAACAAGGCAGAGCAGATAATCTTACATTGCCACAGATAGCTAAACTGGTATCAGATAAATTCTTGCCAATCAGCAGAAGCCGTGCAGCACTTATAGCAAGAACTGAAACACATAGCGCAGCTTCTTTTGCAAATCATGCCTATCATGCAACCGTTGAGAAAGACTTAGGTGTAAAGATGTTAAAGAAGTGGGTAGCAACAAATGATGCAAGAACAAGGTCAACACATTCACAAGCAAACGGACAAACGGTAGATATGGCAGAGGACTTTATTGTTGGTGGAGTTCCAATGGGATTTGCAGGTGATTCTAAAGGTGGTGCAAAAAATGTTATTAATTGCAGATGCGTAATTGTCTATGCTGATGAAAGGGATATGACCTAATCAGTCCAGTCATACCCCCTAGTAAATCCAAGAGTACCCTTAGTTCTATTAAGACTAGACCAATGAACGGCAAATGCTTTGCTTAAAACTACAGGGTCAATCCAAATCTCTTGATCAAAGATAGACTCAGGCTTTTCAAAATAATCTTTGCTCCATGATCTTCTAAGCCTTGCAGAGATAATTGTGTTGTATGAGACATTAGCCAAGCAAACTTCTTCTAGGGTATAGCTGTCATCAAAGATGATTGACTCACAGAAATCCAATGCTTGCTCTAATGTAGTGCCATCCTCGCAGACCCCATCTAAGATGAGGTCTTTGAGTTCCTTAAGTGTGAATAAGGTATTCATTTTTGCACCTTTTCTTTTTTTCTTGCTCTTAATACAAGCGCAATTATTTTGTCATGCAACTTGTCAGCTTTATCATAATCATCACACATAAAGTATTCGCATTTATCATTTGGATTAATATATTCTTTTGCATCAGTGGGTATGCCAGTGAAGTTAAGCTCTAACAGACTGCTTAAAATCTCAAGTTCCTCATGTGTAAACTCAAGACTCTTAGCCTTTTGTCTTTTGCACATAGCAACAAAGTTTTTTTGTGCTGTTTTTTTATCAACAGCTTGTGTAGTCCATCCAGTATATTCACCTTCTGTTACTCGGTAGGTTTGTTTTTTCATTTTATTTTATCCTGCTCTGTGAGCATCAATTTAATTTATACAGTAAGTATATACCCATAATGGGTTTGTATGCAACACTTTTCTTTAAATAAAAAAAACCCCCAGTAAAGGGGGTCTTTCTCACAAGAATGAGGTATTTATTAAAAAACCGTTTGATCTTTATTGTCATCAATAAAAGCTACAATCTTTTGTAAGACTGCATCATCCCACTTATGGAAATTGTGACTTCTATATAATCTTTTATTACCAATAAATTCTATTGCATAATTAAAGTTACAACCTGTATCAACTATCTTAGTAAATAATTGATAAGACAATTTACCTTCTTTTCTGCTAAACATAACACCAATGCTTTCATTAACATCACCAAGCAACCTTTCTGAAAAGAAGTGTCCATCAGCAGCACCACCCATCTCAGTGAACCAAGTTGTCGGAAATGTCCAACCATCTATTATGAAGGCATCGTTATGTGCAAAGTTAATTATTGAGTCGGTTGTGTTAAACAAGATAGTGGTTTCGCTACCATCTAGTTTATTTATACCATTTTCTAAATAGAGTTGATGTGAAAATGCTTCACTCTTTGCTGTGTACTCTAACCACTCTCTGTCGCTTTCTATAAATTCTATCATTTTATTTTTCCTGCTCTATGAGCATCAAGTTAATATTTGATAACTATAAACCCATTACGGAATATATGCAACACTTTTCTTTAAATAAAAAAAACCCCCAGTAAAGGGGGTCTTAATTTTGAAGAATATAAACTTACCCTAGAAGTTCCTCTAGGGCTTTTTTACCAACCTTCTTACCATCAACATATGTATAAGCTGTAAATTTCTTGTAAGTTCTATTTCTCTTACAAACAACCTTAAGAGTTTTTCCATTAACTTCTTTTTCAGCTTCAGATTCCAAAACAAAAAATCTTTGTTTTTTAAACTCTCTGCCATCCCAAGAAGTTTTAATCTCTATAGTTGGTTCTTCATTAAGAATGTCAGCAGATGCGATCTCAGATAATTCCTTAACAACTTTGCTTACAAGATTAGATTCAATTAAAGGCTTACCATAAAACTTTTCTATAAGCTCTTGTAAAAAATACTTATGACCTTCTGCTTGATCTTTAATGTTTTTTAATCTTCTAGCTCTAGTTTCTCTCCAACTTTGAAGATACCTAGCAGGAGTTTTGTAATCAACCTCATCACAAATAAGTCTAAATTCATCAAATGTAAAAGCAACACTTGTATAGCCTTGCTCTACATATTTTTTGTATCTGCTTCTCATATAGTCTTGCGGTGATAGTTTTAAATCATTAAGAGCATCATATGAGTGAAACATATTATAGATACTAGGTAATTCAACAAACTTTCCGTCCAACTTATATCCATATACAGTCTCAGGAAACCAATCGTTAACAGAATCTAAAGATGATTGTAGACTAGCTATTTTCTTATCTAGAGAAGCGATAGTTTTGTCAGCTAGAGTTCTGTCTAGTTGTATTGGTAAGTTATCAGCACCACTACATACACCGTTAAAAAACCCCCAAGAAACATCATAGCCATGTTTAGCTAATCCGTTATGAGAGTTATCAACAGCGTGCATAGCACCGCAAACCTGACAATGACCTTTGTGTGTGTGAGTTGTTTTCATTTTATTTTTCCTTGCCCTAAGGGCATCAATTTAATTTATACAGTAATTATATACCCATAATGGGTTAATGTGCAACAATTAATTTAATTATTTAATTTCAACTATATCTTGTGCTTATATTACCCTTTATGTACTATATGTAGAATATGCCTATACCGAAACCGACAAGTGACGAAAGTAGGCAGAACTTTTTAAAAAGATGTATGGGAGATGACACTATGACGAGTGAGTATACCGACACAGATCAACGCCTAGCCGTCTGTACTAATGAGTACGATTCTAATAAAGAAGATTCTATAGAGAATGATGAGAAGCATATAAGAGCAGTAGAAGAAACTGATGACTCTTATATCATTGAGTTTGGCAAATCTAAGCCTGACACAGAAGAAACTGTTGATGAGATGAACTCAGAAAAAGAAGTAGAGAAAGAATCTATTGAAATCAAATCAAGCATTAAGGCTTATCAAGACGAAGATGAAGATAAAAACTATGGCACATTTGAAGGCTATGGTTCTGTTTTTGGTAATAAAGACTTAGGCAATGATGTTATAGAAGCAGGCGCATTCGCTAAATCCTTAAAGAAAAGAAAACCACAAAATGTAAAACTCTTGTATCAACACAAGTCTGATATGCCTATTGGCGTGTTTGACGAGATCAAAGAAGATGAGCATGGTCTTGTGGTCAAAGGTAGACTGGCTCTTAAAACACAAGCAGGAGCAGAAGCCTACGAATTATTAAAGATGGGAGCTTTGGACGGTCTATCAATAGGCTTTAGAGTAAACCCAAAAGAAGTTTCATATGATAAGCGTGGTAACAAACGCATTATCAAAGAAGTAGATTTAATGGAAGTATCGCTAGTAACCTTTCCCATGAACCCTCAGGCAACTGTTCGTTCAGTGAAAGGCGAAGAAATTTCCATTAGGGAATGGGAAAACGGATTGCGTGATGCTTTCAGTCTCTCTCGTTCAGAAGCAAAGGTTGCTGCAAAGGCAGTAACTAAGTGTTTTGATCAACGAGAGGTTGATGAAAGTGCAGAACTGGTAGATGCCATAAAAGAACTAACTTTAACCTTAAAAACTTAATAGGAGTAAATTATGTCGGAAGATATAAAGAACGCTATTTCAGACTTGGGTCAAACTTTTGCAGAATTTAAAAAAGTTAATGACGAAAGACTGGAAAACATTGAGAAAGGCGAAAGCACAGCATACAACGATGAGAAATTAGCACAGATTGAGTCTAAGTTAGACCAGTATGAAGCTATGAATCAGAAGTTAACTACTGCTGAAGCTAACGCTGAACACATCAAGGAGCAAGTTTCTAAGATTGAGACTATGGTCACTAGACCTGACTCAGGCTTTGAAAGCAAGCAAGTTGATGATTATCTCAACGCTTTTGATTCATATTGCAGGAAAGGACTGGAAGGTCTACAACCTGATGAGAAAAAAGCATTAACTGTCAGCAATGACTCAACAGGCGGATATTTAGCACCACCTGAGTATGTGAGAGAATTGTTAAAAACAATTACTGAAATCTCACCTATCAGAAGTATTGCTAGAGTTCGTTCCACAGGCGCTAGAAGCATCCAAATCCCTAAAAGAGATGGACAATTCTCAGCACAGTGGGTTTCTGAAAGTGGCACAAGAAGTGAAACTACTGGTTACACAGTCGGTTTAGAAGAATTACCTGCACACGAAATGTATGCATTGGTAGATATTTCTGAGCAAGACTTAGAAGATACAGTGTTTGACTTAGAAGCTGAAATGCAATCAGAGTTTGCAGAGCAATTTGCAAAAGCTGAAGGTAATGCATTTGTAGTTGGTGATGCTGTAGGAAAACCTCATGGATTCATGGATCACTCAGGTGTGGGTCATGTTAATTCAGGGAACGCTTCTGCTGTAACTGCTGATGGACTTATTTCATTGGTACACAACATTAAGTCTGACTACACAAGAAACGGTACTTTTGTTTTCAATAGAGCTACTTTAGCTTCTATCAGAAAGTTAAAAGATACTGCTGGTCAGTATGTGTTCCAAACTGGAATGATGCTAGGTGGCAATATGGTTAACACCATACTTGGACACCCATATGTTGAAGCTACTGATATGCCAAGCGAAGGTTCTAACACTTTCCCTGTTGCATTTGGTGACTTCAGAAGGGCTTATATGATCGTTGATAGAGTAAATCTAGCTGTATTGCGTGACCCATTCACACAAGCTACAACTGGTAATGTTAGATACATTGCTAGAAAGCGTGTTGGTGGTCAGGTAGTTCAGAAAGAAGCTATCAATAAACTTAAATGTTCTACTTAAGGGGTAAACTATGCAAGATTTAACACATAATATTGTTGTAGGTAACTCAATTATCAATGCTGTCAAAACTGCTGCCGCTAACGGCACTGGTATTGACCTTAAAGGCTTTGAAGAAGCTACTGCTATCGTAAGCGTAGGTGCAGAGGGTGATACACTTTCTTCATCTGTTTACTTTGAAATATCACTAGAGCATTCCGATGACGACTCAACTTACACTGATTGTGTACAGGCTGATGTTATCAACGGAACTATTGATGCAGGCGGTATTTGGCTGAAACTTGATGGTACTACAGGGGGCGACCCTGACACCACAGGTGATCAATGGCAGCTTGGTTATGTTGGTGGGAAACGCTATGTAAGATTGGTACTTGCTAAAACAGGTACACACTCTAATGGCACACCCATTAGCGGAATGATTGTAAAGAGCAGACCTCGTGTTGCTCCTAAATCAAATGTTAAGCATAACGCTTAATTGAGGTAACTCACTGGGGGGCGTAAAAACCCCCCTCTTTTCTAGGTAGAAACAATGGCAAAAACATATAAAATAATCGTTCCTAAGCCTGCTTCGGCTAACGAAAAAGGAACAGAGGTTAAACTTTACACCGCAAACGAAATCGTAAAAGCAGAGGGCAAATGGCAAGAAGAAGTCATGGAATCCTTTATTGAAAACGGTTGGGCAATGGAAGTTAAAGTTGACTCAGCAGATGATGCTGTAGAAGTAGAAGCAGAAGTCAAAGAAGTTAAAAGAGCAAGAAACGAGAAAGGTCAATTAAAAGCAGATGACCCTAGCACTCCTGATGTAAATGAAGCATGGGAAGGTGGAGAAGCTCCTAAAAAAACAACTGCAAAAAAGAAAACTACTAAAAAGAAAACAACAAAGAAAGCATCAAGTTAAATTCTTTGTTATAGTTAAACGAGCAGATGCTTACAGAATGGTAGATACCATGCAATTTATAGGAAGTTTTAATGAGTGCAGGTTATCATCATTTCATCATAGAGCAGGGCGCAACATTTGGTCAGACCCTAACTCTTAAAGATTCATCAGATGCAGTTATAAATTTAACTGGTTTCTCAGGCGCAATGCAGTTTAGAGAAAATCCTGATGCAAGTTCCTCAATCCTAGATATAACTACAGCTAACAGTCGCATGACTATGGGTGGTGTCGCAGGAACAATAGCACTATTAGTAAGTGCCACAGATACAGCAGCACTTACCGCATCAGACGGTGTCTTTGATTTAGAGATCACCAGTGGTGCAGGTGTTGTATCAAGGCTTATAGAGGGTACTTACAGCATACGCAGGAACATAACTAGATGAGTTCCGTAGATTCCATAACAATAACCAATACTGATCAAACCAATCAGATAGAGATAACCTCTACTGACGGCATAACAGTTACAACGGTTGGCACACAAGGTCTAGCAGGACCAAGTGCAATTATGAGTCGTGGTTTAGATCAAACCACAGCGACAAGCACAAACAACGGTGCATTGCTTGTTTACGATCATGGTAATGAGAAATGGACTGCATCAAATACAACCGCAGCACAATCTCTTACACAAATACTATATAACTTGCAGTTAGGTGGTGGTGGCTCTACTGTAACAACCATACTTGATGAAGATAACATGGCTTCTGATAGTGCAACTGCATTAGCCACACAACAAAGCATTAAAGCCTATGTAGATGACAATAATGTAAACCAAGACCTAGACATCAGAGATGATGACGGCAATCTTATTGACATAAGGATAGATAGTGAGGTTTTACAACTATTAGGTGGAGATGGAATGACATCTTCAGCTTCAGGTGTAGGTGTTACATTTGCAGTTGATGCAACCGTAGCTAGATTATCTGCAGCACAAACATTTACAAACAAGACCTTAACCAGTCCAGTTCTTAATGGCTCTCTATCAGGAACAGCTTTTCTTGATGAGGACAACTTTAGTTCTAACAGTGCCGTTGCAGTAGCATCACAACAATCTATTAAGGCTTATGTAGATGCTGCAATCACAGCCGAAGATTTAGACATAACGGACGGAAGCAATACAGGTGCTATAGATTTAGACTCTGAAACACTTGGTATTCTCGGTGGCACAGGGCTTACTTCTAGCCTAAGTGGTAATAACATTACCCTTGCAATAGATAGTACCGTAGCAACGCTTACAGGAACGCAGACACTAACAAATAAGACACTTACTGCACCAGTAATTGCAACAATAAGCAATTCAGGAACAGTTACCCTACCAACAGGATCAGAAACACTTGTTGGGCGTGCAACCACAGACACACTTACAAACAAAACATTAACTGCACCAACAATTAACTCACCCAAACTAAATGGGTCAACAACAGTTACAACAACAGGCGCAGAGTTAAATATTCTTGATGGTGATACATCAGCATCATCAGTAGTTATAGTAGATGCCGACCAAATCATTCTTAATGATAATGGCACAATGAAACAACTAGCTGTAACAAGGCTAGACACATATGTATCAGGAACAACGGCTACACTTACAAATAAAACCCTAACAAGTCCAGTCTTAAACGGAACATTATCAGGTAACGCTTTCCTAGATGAAGATGATATGTCATCTAACTCAGCTACAAAGGTAGCTTCACAACAAAGCATAAAAACTTATGTTGATGCACAGCTTACCGCACAGGATTTAGATGTATCTGACGGTAGCAACGACATATCCATAGATTTAGATAGCGAAAGCCTAACACTAGCAGGTGGTACTGGTATCACATCCACCGCAAACACAAATACAGTTACTTTTGCTATAGATGGCACTGTAGCTACGCTTGCAGGTAGTCAAACGCTTACAAATAAGACCATAGATGTAGATAACAACACAGTATCTAACATAGAGGTTGATAACCTTAAGTCAGGTGTACTTGACACTGACCTTTCTAGCGTTGCAGCAACAGACACAACTATTGCTTCTGCAAAAGCGATTAAGACCTATGTAGATGCACAAGTAACTGCACAAGACCTAGATATATCAGATGGCTCTAATAATATTGCCATTGATCTTGATAGTGAGACTTTATCTTTGCTTGGTGGTACAGGTGTAACCTCTACTGCTTCTAATAACGGCGTTACATTTGCAATAGGTCAATCTGTAGGCACATCTGACAATGTGCAATTTGGAACTGTTACTGCAGCTTTAAGTGGCAACGCAAGTACGGCTACCGCACTAGAAACAGCAAGAACTATTGGTGGTGTTTCATTTGACGGCACAGCAAACATAAGCCTTGCAGGTGTCAACACAACAGGTAATCAAGACACAAGCGGAAACGCAGCAACGGCTACAGCTTTAGCAACTGGTCGCACAATAGCCCTAGCAGGCGATGTAACTGCTTCAGGCGTAAGTTTTGACGGTACAGGTAATATAAGCCTAACCACAACAATTGCTGCAAATAGCGTGGCTCTTGGAACAGACACCACAGGAGATTATGTAGGCACTATTACTGGCGGAACTGGTATTGATTCTACAGGCGCAACAAGTGGTGAGGGAATAGCCCATACACTTAGCCTTGACCTTAATGAACTACCCACAGAGACAACCATTGCTGATGCAGACTTTATTGCTATGGTGGATGCCACTGATGATGCTTCAGGCAAGATCACCTTTGAGAACTTAGAAGATGCAATATTTAGTTCTGTAAGTGGCGATATTCTTATTGCAGAAGATGGTGCAGCTACCATACAGGCTAATAGTGTTGCACTAAGCACAGATACAACTGGTAACTATGTAGCAGGTATAAGCGGTACTGCTAACGAAATAGAAGTATCAGGTTCAGGTAGTGAGGGTGCAACGGTAACTGTAGGTTTGCCTGACAATGTAACCATCTCAGGCAACTTAACTGTAAACGGTACAACCACTACAACAGATACTAATGAACTTCATGTAAACGACCCATTAATCAAGCTAGCCAAAGACAACACAGCTAACTCACTAGATATAGGTTTCTACGGACAGTACAGGGCATCAGGTTCTAATAACCAATTTACAGGTCTATTTAGAGATCAAAACGATAGCGGTAAATACAAACTCTTTGAACTCTTAGAAGCAGAGCCTACAACCACAGTCAACACAAGCGGTACTGGTTTCCAAATAGCCACATTGGTAGCAAACCTAGAGGGCGCTGTAACAGGCAACGCATCTACAGCTACTAAATTAGCAACAACAAGAGCAATAGCACTTTCAGGAGATGTAGTAGGTACAGCAAACTTTGACGGTTCTGCAGGTATATCCATAAGCACAACCATACAAGCAAACTCAGTTGCATTAGGTACAGACACAACAGGTAATTACATTGCAACTATTGCAGGAACATCTAATGAAATAGAGGTAAGTGGTAGCGGTAGTGAAAGTTCAGCAGTAACAGTTGGCTTGCCGTCAGCTACAGAGATTACAACTTCTCTTGGTGTAGGTGGTGGCTCTACTAACGGTGTAGCAATATCACAAGGCGCAATAGCCATTAAGAACGGTGGAACACAATCAAGAGTAGATTTTTATTGTGAATCATCTAACGCACACTACACAAGACTGCAATCAGCAGCACATTCTGCTTATAGCGGAAACCCAACAATAACACTACCAGTAGCCACAGGAACTTTAATTGGTACAGGCGATAGCGGTTCTGTAACCAATGCAATGTTAGCAAACTCAAGTGTTAACTTTGGTGGCGTAACAGTTGCACTAGGGGCAAGCGATACTACTCCTGCATTTAACTTACAAGATGCTACTGGTTATCCAACTTCGTCTTTAACTGGAACGATTACCAATGCACAGTTAGCAGGCAGTATTGCAAATGCAAAATTAGCCAATTCCACAGTTAGCTTTGGCGGAATATCACTTGCTCTCGGTGCTTCTGATGCAACACCTGCATTTGATTTAGCTGATGCAACAAACTACCCAACAAGCAGTCTTACAGGAACAATAACAAACGCACAACTTGCAGGCTCTATAGCTAACGCAAAACTAGCCAATAGCAGTATTACAGTTGGCGATGGTAGTAACACCACAGCAATAGCATTAGGTGGAACTATCACTTATGCAGCAGGTGAGGGATTAGATGTAGCTGAAAGTTCAGGAACTATTACCTATTCAGCAGAAGATGCAACAAGTTCAAACAAAGGTATAGCTTCATTTACAGGTGATTTTGCTGTAAGTAGTGGTGCGGTATCTCTTGGTACTTCAGGTGTAACTGCAGCAAGCTATGGTAGTGCTACGGCAGTTCCAGTAATAGCAGTTGATGCCAAAGGAAGAATAACAAGTGCAAGCACTGCAGCTATATCAACTAGCTTTACTCTTTCTGACGGCTCAAATACGCAAACAATAAGCGGTGGCGATACCTTAACAGTAGCAGGCACAAGCAATGAAGTAGATGTAGCCGTAAGTGCAACAGATACTTTGACAATAGGATTGCCAAATGATGTAACTGTTTCTAACAATTTGACAGTAAGCGGTAACTTAACGGTAACAGGAACTACCACACAAACTGGTTCAGTTGTTACAGACAATAACTTTACAGGATTAACAAACGCTAACACTGGCAACGCCACAGACTTTGGTTTCTACGGCAAGTATGTTGTATCAAGCACAACTAAATATGCAGGTATCTACTACGATGCTTCCGATAGCGGAACATTCAAGATATTTAAAGATACGCAAACAGCACCAAGTTCAACGGTTAATAGTGGTGCTACAGGATATGCTGCAGCAGATTTAGTTATTGCAGGTCTAACAACCACAGGTATAACGCTTGGTGGTACAGCCATAACATCAACAGGCGCAGAACTAAACATATTAGATGGCGTAACTTCTACCGCAGCAGAACTTAATATTCTTGATGGTGTTACAGCCACAACTGGTGAGATTAACATTCTTGACGGTGATACAAGTGCTACATCTACCACATTAGCTGATGCAGATAGGGTAGTGGTAAATGACAACGGCACTATGAAGCAAGTTGCCCTTACAGACTTTGAGACATACTTTGAGACATCATTAGACACACTTAACAATGTAACAAGCGTAGGAACTCTTACATCTCTTACAGTAAGTGGTGATGTAACAGTAGACACAAACACTTTAAAGGTTGACAGCAGTAATAACAGGGTAGGTATTCTTAATGCTTCGCCTGATGTTTCGTTGGATATTGGTAGTGCAACAGATGCTATTCATGTACCAGTAGGAACAACCAGTCAAAGACCAAACAGCCCTGCAGCAGGTTACTTTAGATACAACACAACTACAGGTGGTTTTGAGGGTTACACTGACGAGTGGGGTGCAATCGCAGGTGGTGGCGGTGCTTCTGCAATGGAGACAGACAACTTTACAGGTAATGGCAGTACAACCGCATTTACACTAAGTAGTTCTGTAGCTAGCGAAGATAACCTAATTGTATTCATAGAGGGTGTGTTTCAAAACAAAGCAACTTATGCAGCTAGTGGTACTACAATCACATTCGCAACCGCACCTGCTAACACAAGAAAGATCGTAGTATTCCATGTAAGAACAGCTATATCAGGCACAAGCATGGTACAAGATGCCTTTACAGGTAATGGTTCAACAACTGCATATACATTAAGTGCCTTACCTAACAATGAGAACAACACACAGGTATACATAGACGGTGTTTATCAAAACAAGGCTACATACACCACAAGCGGAACAACACTAACATTTGATACCGCCCCTGCTAACTCAGCAGCCATAGAAGTAATGATGTTCGCACAGACAACTGTGAATGTGCCTGCATCAAACGCAGTAACCACAAGCACGATAGCAGACGGCAATGTAACCACAGTTAAGATCAATGATGATGCCGTAACACTGGCTAAGATGGCAGGTCTTGCTAGAGGTAAGCTAATTGTAGGAGATGCTTCAGGAAATCCAAGTGCGTTGGCTCTAGGCTCTGCAAACTATGTTCTTACATCAGACGGTACGGATGTTTCATGGGCAGCTTCACAAGTAGAGGAATCACCATCATTTACAGGTAATGTTGCAGTAGGCGGAACTTTAGGCGTAACAGGGCAAAGCACACTAAGCGGTATTGCTTACCCAACATCAGACGGTAGCAATGGTCAAGTATTGCAGACAAACGGCTCAGGAACTTTATCTTTTGCCACAGTAAGCGGAACTACAATTAACAACAACGCTAATAACAGAATCATAACTGGTAGTGGTACTGCTAATACTTTAGAGGGTGAAGCCAATCTTACTTTTGATGGAACTAATCTAGGAATTGGTGCATCAACAGTAGATGCTAAATTGCATATTGAGGTTTCTTCAGGTGATGCTAATTTAAAACTTGAAGATGGTTCTGCAACATATATGCTTTTAGACCAAAACTCTATTGGTGGTTCAGATGTTATAAGATTTAAAACAGGTAGCAATCTTGATGAACGCATGAGGATTCTTAGCAGTGGTGGTATAACCTTTAACGGAGACACAGCCACAGCTAACGCACTTGACGATTATGAAGAAGGTACATGGACTCCAGCACTTGATAATATAACAACGAATTCATCAACCATGTACGGCATATATACAAAGATTGGAAATATATGTCATATACACGCAAAAATTTCTGTAACAGTAGCTTCACTGCCTGGCGCACAATTTCAGATAAGCGGTTTACCCTTTGCAGCTACAAACACAAGTGATACAGGGCAAAGAGCAATCATAACGATAGGTGGAGACTGTGCAAATACAGGTGGAGTAGTCAATGGAAGGGCGCAGTTCATAACCAATGGCAGCACCTTACAAGGAATCTACCTTAACAGCGGAACTACAGCGACTTTTACTTATAACATAATGGATCACACTGTATTTGAGTTGCACATTCATGGATTTTACACAACAACATAATAATTATGTCTATCGGAGATAGGCAGGGAAAAAGGAAAAAAAATGGCATTAAAAAAAGAAATGATAGAAGATAAAATAGAGATTGTAGGTGAATATAAAAACATACAAATTCGCACTGCTACAGTTATCACAGAAGATGGCGTAGAGCTAAACAGATCTTTTCATAGGCGTACATTAGAGTGCATAGCATCAGAAAAGAACGAGGACAACTCTTGGACTCATAATGATACAGATGTATCAAGCGAAAGCTCAGAGGTTCAAGGCATAGCTACAGCAGTTTGGACAACAACAGTTAAGAACGCTAAGAAAACAGCTAACGAGAACACATAAATGGCAAACACTAAGATCACATCAAGAGTTATAGCAGACGATGCAGTAACCACTGCAGCGATTGCGGATGATGCTATTACCTCTGCTCTTATAGCTGATAATGCGGTTGGAATACCTGCTCTTGCTGTTTCTGATGGTAGTAATGGTCAATTCTTAAGAACAAACGGCTCAGGCACTTTATCTTTTGCAGATGCAGCAAGTGCTTTTGGAGACCTTAGTAATGTTACTGTTTCTGCTTCTAATCCAGCAATAAATACTAACCCTTCAACAGGGGTTGGTACTGTTTGGCTAAATTCATCAACTGGTAATATTTATGTTTTATCAGACGCAACAACTGGAGCAAATGTTTGGACAAATGTAGGAACAGGAACAAGTAATGTACAGCCTTATTCTGCTTCAGGTGGAACAAAAACAACTGTAGGTAGTTATACAGTTCATACGTTTACTAGTTCAGCAAACTATGTAGTTAGTGCAGGTGCAGCAAATGTTGATATTTTATTAGTAGCTGGTGGAGGTGGAGCAGGTTCTAATTTAGGCGGAGGCGGTGGTGCTGGTGGTATGCTAGTTCAAACTGGAGTAGCTACTAGTACAGGCACTTATTCAATTGTCATTGGAGCAGGCGGAACAGCCCCTTCATCTGCAGGTCAAGGCACACAAGGCTCAAATACAACTGGTCTTGGTTATACAGCTATTGGCGGTGGTTTTGGTACAGGAGGTAGTGATTCTAATGGCGGTTCTGGTGGGTCTGGTGGTGGCGTATCTGGATATCAAGGAAACCATGTTCCTGCAGGTTCTGGAACTTCAGGACAGGGAAGCGATGGAGGTCAAAGTGTAGCATCTTATGGTGCTGGTGGCGGTGGCGGAAAAAATGCTGCTGGAGCTGATGGAGACCCATCCCCCCAATCAAACGGAGGTGATGGTGGTGCTGGACTACAAAACAATTATGATGGCAACAACTATTATTATGCTGGTGGCGGTGGCGGTGGTTCATATTCAAACACTACTAGTGGCTCTGGCGGAATCGGTGGCGGCGGCGGTGCTGGTCGTGAATCAAGTTCAACTGCTGGAACTGGTGGTGGCTCTGCAAGAAATGCAGGTGGTAATGGTGGTCTATCAGATGGTGGTGCAGGTGGTGCTAATACTGGCGGAGGTGGTGGCGGTGCTGCTCATGATGGGGGATCGGGTACTGGTGGAAATGGCGGCTCGGGAATTGTCATAATAAGGTATCTAACAACATAAGGAGAATAATATGGCACATTATGCAAAAGTAAATGCAGGAATAGTAGAAAAGATAATTGTAGCAGAACAAGATTTTATTGATTCTTATATAGATAATGAAGCTGGGAAATGGATTCAAACAAGTTATAACACTATAGGTAACAAACATAGATTAGGTGGAACACCTTTTAGAAAAAACTATGCACAAGTAGGCGGAAGCTATGATAAAGAGCGTAATGCATTCATACCAATAAAACCTTTTAATTCTTGGATACTAAATGAAACAACTTGTAGATGGGAAGCACCAGTTGCTTATCCTGATGACGGTAAAGTCTATAGCTGGAACGAAACAGACCAACAATGGGATGAGATAAGCTAATGGCAAACACAGTAATACCAAGTGAACTATTAGCAGATAGCAGTGTCGCTACGGCTAAGATTGCGGATGATGCGGTCAACGCAGACAAGCTAGCATCTAATGCGGTAGTAACAGCATCTATAGTTGACGATGCGGTAACAGGGGCAAAGATAGAAAATGCTGTAACGATTGCTACCTCAGTTACAAGCCCATTGGTAGACGGACAGAATTTCAAAATCAACGGCGGTCAAGGCACAGATGGACAACTTCTAACATCTACTGGAAGCGGAGTTGCTTGGGAAGATGCGCCTGCTGGTGGTCCTACATTTAAAACCTTTGGTACTTCTTCCATTATGGTTGGTGATGATGCTACAGGAACTATTGATGCAGCTAACTACAATACTGGATTAGGTATAGATGTTTTTGCAGCTTTAACAACAGGAGATGCTAATAATGCGGTTGGCTTTAGTGCTTTAAATGCAAACACCACTGGAAGCTTTAATACTGCTATGGGTCATTATGCCCTAGATGCTGCTGTTTCAGAAAGCAACAACACTGCGATAGGGGCGCTTACTTTAGAGTATTGTGTTGGTTCTGAGAACACAGCTGTGGGTTCAAGGGCATTGAACAGTAACACTTCGGCAGCTAGTAACACAGCAGTTGGTTATAATTGTTTAGCTACAAACACCACTGGCTCTTATAATACAGCAGTTGGACATGGTGCTCTAGATGCCAATACAACAGCATCATTTAATACTGCGATAGGTAGAAATGCCTTGGGTGCAAATACAACAGGGTATGACAATACAGCAGTGGGTTTGAACGCAATGATTACTAATACCACTGGGGCAACTAATACAGCAGTTGGTGTTGATGCTTTATATGCGAATACTGCTCAAGGTCCAAATGAAGCGTTTGGTTATCGTGCAGGAAGAAGTATAACAACAGGATATTCTAATTCAGTTTTTGGCAGTTATGCTATGGACAATGCAACTGCTACAGGTTACGGAAATACTGTAATTGGACATGGTGCAGGACGACAAATGACAACCTGTTTTCAAAATACTTTTGTTGGTTCAGCAGCAGGTGATTCACAAACTACAGGCACAGGAAATGTATATGTTGGCTATGGTGCAGGTGAAGATTTTACAACTGGCAGTGATAATATTTATATAGGGGCAAATGCAGGTACAACAGAATACAGTGCAGGTTCAAACAGAATTGTTATAGGTCCGTCTTTAAACGCAGACGGCAATAATAAAGCATTTATAGGTAAAAGCGGAAGTGCTGTAAGTTTAAATTTCACAAGCACTGGTACTTGGTCTCAATCTTCTGACATAAGAAAAAAACGCAATATAAAAGATGATGTTCTAGGATTAAGTTTTATAAATAACTTGCAGACTAAGACCTTTCAATGGAAGCCTAGCAATGAATTTCCTAAAGAATGGAATGATTATAGCGAAGAAAATACACAAGATACTGATGTAGTTATGCACGGATTAATTGCACAAAATGTTAAAGAAGCACTTGATATTGAGGGAGTAGATACATTTTCAGGATGGGAAGAAAGCATAGATGGTATGCAAAAAGTCTCTAAAGAAATGTTTGTTATACCCTTAATTAAGGCGGTGCAAGAACTAACGCAACAAGTAGAAGAACTAAAATTAGAATTGAAAACATTAAAAGGAGAATAAAATGGCAACAGAAACAACAGTAACAGAAGTATTAGCAGCAGCAATGGATAGTGTTGATTTAATAAATGGTGTGAATGGTGGAAGTTGGGATGTAGCTGGAATGAGTCAAACTAAAATAAATGAACTCGTTCAAAGAAATGTAGAACATCTTGAAATCATACTTGAGTTTACAGACCCTAATGTTAAAGGCTCATCTAATAGCAAGAAAACAAACTGCACTTCAGCTATAGCAACAGGTAAGTCTTATATTTCCAATAATTCTTAATGATGCTAAGATAATAATTTTTACAGGAGTAATATATGGCAGAAGCTAAAGAAAACGGAAACACTTTAACCATTGACGGAGTTGCACATGATGCTGACTCTTTCTCAGACGAGGGTAAGCAACTGTTTGTTGAGTTATCTATTGTTGAGGAGAAGTTAAAGCTATCCAACCAAAGGTATAACGAAGTCATTGTTGACTTAAAATCACAACAAGCAGCAAAGGCTCAATATATCCAAAACATCATGGAGTTAGAGGGTATAGATGCGAACAAAGAAGATAGCGCCGAAGAAAAAACCAGTAGCGAAAAGGGCGATAAAAAAGCCAACTAATGTAAGTGCATTAGAGTTGCATGAACAAATATGTGCAATTCGTTACGAGAACCTAGATAAAAGATTAGAGTCAGGTTCAGCTAGGTTTATTCGCATGGAAGCTATGATTTGGGGTTTGTATGCCGTTATCGTAGGCTCTTACTTATTAGACAAGGTGGCATAATGGCAGGATTAGTAACAACAACAGCACCCACACAAGAACCAGTAACGCTACAGGAAGTTAAAGAGTATCTTAGAGTTGATGATGCCACTGACGAAAGAGTGGTTAGACCTTTTATAGAGAGTGCTAGACGATTCTGCGAAGAACACACTGGTAGAGCCTTAATGACTCAAACGCTTACTTTGTTCTTAGATGCTTTTGAAGATATAGACGACCCCTTGTGGGAAGGTGTGCGTACTGGTCCTTACCTTAACTACTATAAAAACTATGTGGTATTACCTAGAGCACCAGTAACCTCTGTAACGCATATAAAGACATATGATGATGCAGATGTGGCTACAACCCTTGCAGCTTCTAAATATTACTTAGACAGCGCTAGAGAGCCTGCTAGGGTGGTTATGAGAAACGGTGAGACATTTCCTACCGCACTACGAGTAGCAAACGCCATTGAAATACAATATGTAACTGGCTACACATCGCAATACAACATTCCTGAACCCATAAAGCTAGGTATCATGCAACACATAGCTTACCTTTATGAACACAGAGGTGATATGTATGATGCGAAACTGCCCTATCCCCCAATGTTGAGATCGCTGTACGCACCTTATGTAATCCATAGAGGTTTGGGTTCGTCCTCTCTCATGGCTCTCGGTTAAGATGGCTAACAGTATCGGCAAGATGCGATATAGGGTAAAGGTTGAGAGAGCAACCAATACTAGAGATGCAGGCGGTGGTTTAGCACAATCATTCGGCTCTGTAGCTACTATCTACGCAAATATTAAACCAAAGAACGCTAACAGCGTATACAGACAGGGTATGTTGCAGGAAAAGGTTACGCATGAGATCACCATACGCTACATGAAGAACATAGACACCAACAGCAAGATTACTTACGGTAACAGGTCTTTTGCAATTAACGGCATTATCAATGTAGATGAAAGGGATAGATTCCTTACATTGCTCTGCGAAGAAGGTATTGCGATATGAGTTTTAAAAATTTAGATGCTTTTAAAAAAAGATTAGACAAAAGACTAACAACTAAAGCACATAGTAATGCAAAGTCTGCAGTTACTAGATCAACCATGCTTGTGCAAAACTTTGCAAAAACAAGTATAACAGCAGGCGGTACTGGTGAAACTGTACAAAAATATGACCCAAGAAGAACGCATACGCAATCAAAACCATTATCACCACCTGCAAGTGATACAGGATTTTTGGTAAGCCAAATAACAATGGATGTTGATACAAAAGCAAACGGTAGTGTTGTAGGTCAAATAATATCATCAGCACCCTATTCAAAACCCTTAGAGTTTGGCACTGTCAATATGCAACCAAGACCTTTTATGCAACCTGCATTAAGAAAAAACAAATCTAAAATATTGCAAATATTTAAGAAAGAGGGAGTCATAAGATGAGTGTTGGTCAATTTGCCCTACAGTCAAGTATTTATACAGCGTTAAATGTATCTGCAATCACAACTACGCTTGCCTGTGGTGTCTATGACGAGGTTGTTGAGGGTAACAGCTACCCTTTTATTACCTTAGGTGAAGAAACTGCAATAGATTACAGTACAAACAACCTTGTAGGCGCTGAAACAACAATCAATATACATATTTGGTCAAGATATAAAGGGTCAAAGCAAACAAAACAAATTATGGACAAGGTGCATGATTTATTGCATGATGTAAGTCTAACTGTTAGCGGTGTCAACCTTATTAACCTAAGATTTGAATACAGCGACATTATGAGAGACCCTGATGGGATAACTCGGCACGGTGTCATGAGATTTCGTGCGATTACACTAGGTACTTGATTCAATACCAAATACCGAAGTAATACGGTGGCAGATGCCTTATTTTTTAATTAGAGGAATAAATACCCTCTGTATTTAGGAGTATATTATGGCAGCACAAAAAGGTAGTGCAATGCTAATGAAAGTAGGTAACGCAGGTTCACCTGAGACTTTCACAACAATAGCAGGGCTTAGATCAACAAGTCTAACAGTAAACAACGAATCAGTAGATGTAACTAATAAGGATTCTTCAGGTAAGAGAACTTTATTAGCTGCAGCAGGGGTTCAATCAATCAGTGTTTCAGGTAGTGGCGTATTCACAGACGGTGCATCAGAAACAACTATCAAAACGAACGCTTTAGCAGATACGCAAAACAACTATCAGTTTTTAGTTCCTGACTTTGGTACTTTTACAGGTGCTTTCCAAGTAACCAGTTTAGAGTATGCAGGGGAATACAACGGTGAAGTAACCTACAGTATGTCCTTTGAATCAGCAGGAACAATTACATTCGCAGCAGTATAAGACTATGGCTTGGGAACAAGTAAAAGTTAAAGGCGAAAAAAATACTGTTACAGGTATGATGCAGGGCGATCAACTGGATATGCCCAATGTATTAATCGGTAAGAGTGTCAAGGTTAATGGTAAGGACATCTCAGTCAAATCCTATGTGGTTGACGAGAGAGATGATATGTTAAAAATCACGCTTGCAATGGCAAGCCCAACAAAGGAGAAGTCAGATGACAAACCCACTCAAGGGACAGATTGAAGTAACATTAGGTGATAACACCTACAAAGCACGATTAACAGTTGATGCAATTATTACGATAGAGACAGCCGTAGGTTGTGGAATTATCAAACTTGCACAAAAAATGGCAGATGCAGACATAAGATTAACAGACCTTATTGTTGTATTGCTTTCAGCTTTGCGTGGTGGCGGTAATGATCTACAAGAAAAAGATATTACTAAAATCATACAAGATGTTGGAATCATTGAAGCTACAAGATGTGTAGCTGAATTAATAGCGAAATCACTTCAAGCTGATTCAGAGGAAGATGCAAATGAGGGAAAGCAAGTAGAGGGGTAGCTGTAAATGAACTTCCTATCAAAAGATACATGAGTATTTGTATTGGCATGATAGGTATGCAACCCTCTGAATTTTGGAATCTATCTATACCTGAAATCCATTTAGCTATTGATGGATTTATAGAGTTCAATGGTGGCGAAAAAGAAGCTCCCATGCAAAAAGACGAATTAAAAAAACTTATGGAGTTATACCCTGACTAATGGCTACACCAGTTGACACACTTATAGTTGAAATTAAAGCGGAGACAGCAAAACTACGTAAAGGTTTAGATCAAGTAAATAAAAAACTTGATCAGACTAATGTAAAAGCAAAATCTTCAGTAATGACATTTGGCAATTTAGCTAAAGTTTTTGCTGCTATTGGATTTGCAAGAGTAGGTGCTGAGATTGTTAATACTTCAAGACAGTTTCAAGATTTAGAAGCCACATTAAAAGCAATTACAGGTTCAGCAGAGGGCGCTGCACTAAGCATGGATATGGTGCGAAAGTTTACACAAGGCACAACATTTCAGTTACAAAATGTTGCTTCAGCCTTCACGACATTGCTTAATGCAGGCATAGCGCCAACAGAGGATGTTTTAACAGATTTTGGTAATTTAGCTGCAGGTGCAGGTAAGGATATTACACAGCTTGCCCAAGCTATTTTCAATGCAACAACTGGTGAAATGGAAATGTTAAAACAGTTTGGTGTAATAGCTAGGGTTGAAGGAGATCAACTAGCAGTTACTTTTAGAGGTAATACAAAAAAAATTGGTAGAGATGCAGACTCAATTGTTGAGCATTTAAGAGGTATATCACAAGATGCTTTTTCTACAGCATTAGAAGAAAGATTAAACACTGTATCAGGTGCTTTTTCTAATTTACTTGATGGTGTAGCTGAACTTTTTAATGCCATTGGTGAAAGCGGTTTAAATGAAGTTTTAACAAGAACAGCCAAAAAACTAATAGATATTGCAAATGCTGCAAAACCAGTAGGCGAAGCAATTGGTAGCGGTTTGCTTAAAGCATTTAATCTTTTGCGAAATGTCTTAAGAGCAGTACAAGCAAACATGAATACATTAATGGTAATTCTTGCTTTATTTGCAACAAGACAAGCAGCTCTAGGTGCTACTTTGCTTTTATCTAAGGCAATGCTAGCTTTATCAAAATCAATAGCTATGGCTAGAGCAGCAATGTTATTGCTTTCTAGAAATCCTTTGTTTACCGTATTAATTCTTGCTACAGCAGGTGTTGGTATGTTTACTGATAAGATTGATGAATTAGCAGATAAAGCTAAAAAATTGGCTAATTCTTTTGGTATGAAAATGGGTTTTTTTGAGCCTGATAACTTAGATGATACCAATAAAAGCGTAGATGAAATGAATCAACAGATACAAGATATGGTAGATGCAATGGGAAGTGATTTAGACCCTGCATTAAAAGGTTCTGAAATAGCTTTAGGTGATATGAGAGAAGCTGTTATTAATTCATCAAACGCATTTACAACAGAATTTGTTGATTCTCTATTAGAAGGAGAGAGCGCATTAGATAGTTTTAAAAACTTTGCAAGAAACATAGTTTCACAAATTATTGCAATTTTTATGCAAATGGCTGTTGTTAATAAAATTTTAAACGCTGTTTTTAATTTGCAAGGCACTAATCGTTTAAGTGAAATTAATTTAAACAACCCTGATGTTAGCAATATAGCTGACTCTTTTTCAGCAGGTGGCGGTACTATACAAGGCGGTAAAGTTGCAATGGTAGGTGAGCGTGGTCCTGAATTATTTATACCCAATACTGGTGGAACAATTTTAAATAACATGAATACTAAAAATGCTATGGGCGGTGGCGCACCTATCATAATAAATCAATCTGTCAACTTTGCTACTGGTGTTGTTCCTACGGTTAGAGCAGAGGTTACAAAAATGATGCCACAGATAGCAGATGTAACTAAAGGTGCTGTAGCTGAAGCTGCAATGCGTGGTGGTAATTTTAGGAGAGCATTACAGGGTGGCTAAATTAATATCAATGCCAGCAAGTCCAAACTTCATTACAAGCAACTGGTCGCTTGTAAGAACAGTTGGAATTACAACAAGTCCTTTTACTGGAAAAACAAAAACACAAGAATTTGACGGTGTCTATTGGACAGCAGAAGTATCTTTACCGCCCATGCGTAGATCACAAGCAGTTGAATGGCAGTCTTTTCTTTTGGAACTAAATGGTACGGTAAACCACTTTAAGTTTGCTGACCCTGATGCACTCACAAACACAGGAACATATAGCACAGGACACCTAACATCTGAACTAAGAACAAACAGTAGTTCGGTAACGCTTTCTTTTAGTGGCTCAACAATAACAGCAGGTGCTTCTACTTTTGGAAGTGCAAAGGTTGGTGATTTTATAGTTGTTACTGGAGCAACAAATGAAGATAACAACGGTACACATAAAATTACAACAGTAACAAGTGCAACAGTGGTCGTAACAACAAGCACATTCACAACAGAATCAAACACGGCAAGTTGCAAGGTTAGAACCAATGTCAAGGGTGCTACTGGATTATCGCTTCTCGCTTCCACAAACGCTGCTAGTGGCACTATTAAGAAAGGAGACTACTTACAGATACAATCGGCTGCAAACACCACAGCAACGCCCACACAATTAGTTATGGTTACGGAAGATGCAACGGCTACGGCTGACGGTGCAAAAGATTTCTATGGTGTCGCTATACAACCCAAGCTAAGATCAGACCTAGCAACAGGACATTACGCAGTATTCACAAACCCAAAAGGGACATTTAGGCTCATATCTAATGAGGTTAGTTGGTCAGCAGACCGAATATCCAATTACGGCATTAGTTTTTCTTGTATTGAGGTAATTTAATGGCTACTAGGCAAGGTTTAGATAGTTCTATCGTAAATCGTCTAGGCGCAGATGAACAAGCCTTATTCTTTGCAGTCAAAGCAGAGTTTGATACTGATGATATTCTTGTATGGTCAGGTATAGATGATCTTGTCATAGGCTCAGATACATACACTGGTGCAGGAACATTATTAAGCGTAAGTAACTCAGAAGATAATTTAGAACTTAAATCTAATGGTCTTGTTGTTGCTCTATCAGGAATGGACACGACAGTTGTTAATTACGCACTCACAGAAAACTATCAAAACAGACCTATTACTATTTTTATGGGTTATGTTATGGGTGGTACAAATGAGGTAGCAGGGACTCTTACTTTGTTTAAAGGTAGAATGACTAGCCTTGTCATAAACGATACGCCTGAAGGCTCTACAGTGACCGTAGATGCGGAAAATAGGTTGGTAGACCTAGATAGACCGTCTAATCTTAGATACACAAAAGAATCACAAAACTTTTTATTTTCAGGCGACACAGGTTTTAACCGTGTTTCATCCTTGCAAGACAAACAAATAAACTGGGGCAAAACATCTAGTAGCGGTGGCGGTGGTGGTGGATCAATTGGTGAAGATGAATACAATCAAAGTTATAGAAATCAAAGAAGATGAAAAAACGACTTAATTGGGAACCTATGTTTCACGACTTTGTAAAACATAATAATTACCCTTTTGTATGGGGGCAAAACGATTGTTGCAAGTTTAGCAATGCAGTCATAAAGCAAATTACTGGTGAAGATTTAATACCTAAAAAATTGGATTGGGATGACGAAGAAAGCGCCATGAAAGCCATTGCATCTTATGGTGGTGATTTAGAAACAAGCATAGAGAAAGCCTGCAATGCAAAGGGCGTAGGTGAGATTGATAAAGCATTTATGACTTGTGGCGATCTTGTTGTTTATGAACAAAGTCAAGGGTCTTATTTGGTTGGTATGTGCAATGGTTTTGGAATACTAACACCTACAGATAATGGTATAGGCGTGGTTGATTGTGATTTAGCTTATAGAGTTTGGAGATTTGATTAATGGCTAAACAAATAAAAGCTGCGGTAATCACTGCATTAATTGTAATTACAGCAGGTGCTCTTGTTGTTGCAACAGGGCTTACAAGTCTTACGATGGCAACAGTATATTCCTCTGCTCTTTTTTCAGGCGCTACGACACTTGTAGCAAGCGTAATAGGCAAGATGACCTCAAAAGGTGTAGAAGCATCTCAAGCTAATTTTGGCAATAAGTTTGCAACTCGTGCGCCATTAGCACCAAGGCAAATTATTTATGGTGAATGCCGCGTAGGCGGTACAATCGTTCATATTGAAACAGCAGGCGTAGATAATCATATGTTACATATGATAGTGGCAATCGCAGGGCATGAAATAGAATCTATTGAAACAGTTAGGCTAAATGATGTTAATTTAACATCTACAACTAGCACTATTAACGGACAAACAGTTCATACCGCAACAAATTCAGAGTATACGAATACTGAAAATGGTAATTCATTTACAGATGGCAGATTAATTCGTTTTACCAAACATCTTGGCGCAGACGATCAAACTGCTGACAATTTTGCAATACAATCATTAGCAGGTACAAGTGCATCTATTACAAGCACTGATAGATTTAGGGGTGTTGCTTATGTTTATATGCAAATGGTATTTGATGCAGAGAAGTTTGGTGGTGGTATGCCTGCAACATCATTTGTAGTTAAAGGAAAAAATGTTTACGACCCAAGAACAGGTGCAAACGCTACAACAGACTTGCAAAGATCAAATCCCGCATTAATTATTAGAGACTACTTAACAGATACACAATATGGGTTAAAAGCCAAGGCATCAGAAATTAATGATACGACTAATGCAGGTGGTATAGCTTCTGCTGCTAACACTTGTGATCAACAAGTTACGCTAGCTGATGGCTCTACACAAGAAAGAAGATATACAGCAAATGGTTTTACTAATTTTAGCGCAAATGGTAATGGTGTTTTAGAGTCTGTTTTAAGCTCTATGGCAGGCAAGATGTCATATGTAAACGGTGAGTTCACAGTTTTTGCAGGCGCATCACAAACACCTAGTCTTACAATAACAGATGATGAGTTATTAGCGCCTATCGCAGTATCTACAAATGCAACAAGTGGCGATTTATATAATTCAATAAAACCAATATATGTTGATGCATCACTGAATTATATATCTACAGATGCAGAGGTTTATCAAGACTCAACATTTTTGAATGCTGATACGCCTAGCGGAGAAAGCACAGCAAACTATGTAAAACAAATGGAAACACAATTACCTTTTACTGTAACAGACACCATGGCTCAAAGATTAGGGCGCATAGCGTTAAAAAGTCAAAGACAGACAACTTCTTTATCGGTATTAGTAAGTTTGCAGTTTATGCGATGTCAACCTAATGATTGGGTATATCTGACAAATGAAAGGTTAAATTACAATCAAAAAACATTTGAAGTTCTGTCTACTAATATGGAAGTTATACAAGATGGTGATGTGCCAGTTATAGCAACTAGATTAGAACTTAAAGAAGTAGAAGCATCCGTATTTAACTTTGCAACTAATGACTACACCACAGGTCAAGCAGAAGGCTCTAATGTGTCAACAGGTGATTACAGTGTAACAGCACCAACAAACCTTTCTCTATCACAACAGAACGCTATTGACGGCACGACCAGTAAGGTAGACATACTAGTTAACTGGACTAACAATGCCAGTGATAAAGTAACGCTTACAGAGATAACTTATAAGCTAAACGGTGATTCTAACTACACATCCGACTTTACAGCAGGCAAGGGCGTAACAAAGGCATCTATTCCTAATGTGGTGGTGGGTAGCACCTACAATGTAAAGATTAGACATATAGATGTTAATGGTGTGGCTAGTGCTTATACTAGCGCAGTTAATATCACAATTGCTGCAGCTTCTTCTGCACCAGCAACACCTTCAAACCTATCTGCATCAGCAAGTAAAGGGCAAATACTTGTTTCTTGGACTAACCCTAACAATACTGATTTAAGAGCAGTAAAGGTATACAGGAAAACATCAAATAGCACACCAACTGATGATACAAACTTAGTAGATACCCTTGCAGGTGAGCCTAACGCAGTAACAACAACCGTCTTTGGTGATCAAGATGGTCTTACAGCAGGAACAACTTACTATTTTTGGGTAAGAGCAATCAATCATTCAGGACAGCACTCAAGTTTTAGCAGTTCAGTAAATGGTAACTTTGCTGCAGCAGGTATTGCTGACGGTTCTATTACGACCCTTAAACTTGCAGCAGAAGCGGTTACAAATGCCAAGATAGCAGTTGCAGCCATACAAGGAGATGTGATTGCAGCAGGTGCAATTACAGAAGCTAAACTTGGAACTGATGCGGTTACTTCAGCTAAGATTGCAGACAACGCAGTTACATCAGCAAGAATAGCTGCAGATGCAGTAACTACTGCAAAAATAGCAGACGATGCCGTAACCAACGCACTCATAGCCACAGATGCAGTTAACCAAGACTCTATTGCAGCAAACGCAGTAACAGCTACACAGATAGTAGCAGGAACTATTACCGCTAGTGAAATTGCATCAAACGCTATAACTACAGCAAAGATAAATGCAGGCGCTATTACTGCAGCTAAGATAGGTACAGGTGAAATAACAGCAACGCAAATAGCATCAAACACAATCACTGCAAGTCAAATAGCAGCAGATGCGATAGGTGTAAGTGAATTAGCTGCAAACTCAGTAACAGCCGCAGCAATTGTAGCAAATACAATTACGGCATCAGAAATAGCTACAAATACAATTACAGCAACACAAATTGCTGCAGGTGCAATAGCGACAGATGAATTGGCAGCAGATGCAGTAACGGCAGCAAAGATCACAGCAGGAACTATTACAGCTACAGAGATAGCAAGTAATACTATTACTGGTACGCAAATAAATGTAGACACCTTAAATGTAAAACATTTTGCCGATGTAAGCGCAGATATAATTAATCAAACATCAGGCACAGTTCCTTTGGCTGTATACAACAGCGCAAATCAGTTTGACGGTAGTTTTCCAGGCGACCAAGAAAATAACACTGAGACTACTTTCTTACCAATAACAGTTGCCAATGTAAGAAACGGTGCAACCTATCAAGTTCTTTACAGTGCCGTATTAGGAGATACAAGACAGGGAAAAATACAGTATTGCTTTAACTCTAGTTTTTCAAGTGGTGTTACAACCCTTTCACCAGTTGTATCATCTGATGCAGGTACATTTAGGACTTATGTGTTTATGTGGCAGGGAACAATATCAGGAATGTCTAGTTCACAAGAAACAGTTTATTGGAGAATCAATTGGATAGGCGGAACGCACAACAGTACATATCAAAGTATGTATGTGTACATAGATAACACCACATAAGCATGAAACATTATTCAATCTACAATCTAACAACAGGATTAATTCATACACAAGGTCAATCATCTTTAGATGATATAACCGATATTGTTTTAAACAGTGGAGATGGTATTTTAGAGGGCGAACACGACAGAGCAACGCAAAAAATAGTTGACGGTGTTGCTGTAAGTCATACGCCTGACATTTGGATAAAACTTAGAAGAAGTAGAAACTTTTTATTGACGGAATCAGACTGGACACAAGTAGCAGACACACCCTTAACAGATTCAAAAAAAGCAGAATGGGCAACTTATAGACAAACATTAAGAGACTTACCTGCGAATAACACAAGTGCAACATCTATTGATGATGTTACATTTCCAACACCACCATCATAGGAGTAGATTATGCAACAAGACGGAAGATTTAGCGGAGACATGGATAGAAACGAAGTAGAGATGGATTTGCAAAAGTTCATGGCTATGATAGAGGAGATCGGTCAGCTTAAAGATAAGATAAGGGAACTAGAAGATGCAACCAATGTTAATCCTTGGCAAAAGGTTATACATCTAGCAAGGGCAGTGGACTCATGGCGCATATTCCCTAGAATCTTTGTAGTGGTTTACATCTATCTTATGTATGAATCAGTCATATGGTTTATGAACCTACCTGAGCCTAACCTAGAGCAATCAGCACTGGTATCTGTAGTAGTGGGTGCTATGGGTGTTGTATTTGGTGTTTATTCAGGTAAGTCAGGACAAAGCAAAGGCTTCAAGGGTGAAGAAGATAAGTAAAAATTCACATGGATGCCTTTACATTAATTGAAGATGTAGGGTTGCCTATAGCCAGTGGCTTGGTTATGGGTTATTTTATATTCCTAATCATGCAACAGATGATGAACGGTTTAGTCAACAAGATTAAGACCGTAGAGGGCATTGCAAAGATGCTTATTACTAGGGCATCAATAATGAACAACGACATGATACGAATTGATACAAGCGTGTCTAGTGCCTTGAATTTGCCACCTGACCTAGATCGTATCGCAAGAGCAGAAAACTTTGTAGAGGACGGCAAGATAGATGCTAGGCGTGATTAATGGATATAGTCGCACTAATAGATAAGTTTGGTTTTACAACAGTCATGGTCGTTGGCTTGGGCTATTTTGTGTATTATGTGTGGATAACTATAACCAAAACCATTGACCCTGCAGTAGCAGAAATGCAAAAGACTATCATTAGGCTTACTGATCAATTAAGGCTCTTAGATCAAGATATGATACGATTACAACAGAAGGTAAATACAGTTTTAAAATTAAAAGATGATGACGCTGATAATTGATTTTTTTATTGATCTAACAATAATATTATTTTCAGTAGGTTTGATAATGTCATGGTTTGATGATAACCATCCTTTATGAAGAAAAGATTGACAAAACAAGAGAGAATAAAAGAAGAAGCAGTAAAGACTAGAATTGCTGTGTGGGCTTTTTTAATGGGTTGGATTTTAATTATTATAATTATCAGCGTAAATTTAAATGCAGACGAAATGGTACATCAATTTAAGAGTCCTAGTTTTTCAGGTGTTGGAACATCAAGCCATTATCTGACTATAGAGAACCAACAGTTCAACAGGAAACAGGCTATAGCTGATGAAATTAAAGCTTATCAAGATGATCTAGAGCGAGAAAAAAACAACACAACATTAGCAAGGTTTATAAGAAACCTAGAAAGCAGGATTTATGCACAACTTAGCAGGCAGCTTGTTGACAATCTTTTTGGCGAAACACCAAGTGAGTCAGGGGTGCTTGAACTAGAGGGCAATACAATAGAATACAATGTAGACGGAGACTTTATAACTCTTGTTATTACGGATAGCGATGGAAACACAACTGAAATCACTTTGCCTATTGGGAATTTTGCTTTCTAGCTGTACCAATTGGTCAATATTAAATAATTACATACCACCAGTTAGCTTAACCAAGCAGGCAGAAGTTGGAACTTTAATTAATAAAGAGCTTGCGAATATAGGCAAGCCTTTCATAAAACCAACGATAGCCGTATATCCTACAAGTTTTACAGATCAAACAGGACAACGCAGAAGTAATAGTTCATACGCATCTTTCTCAACAGCTATCACACAAGCACCTCATGCCTATTTAATTCGTGCCTTGAAACACGCTAGTGATGGTGAGTTCTTTGATGTGGTAGAAAGGGTTGGTTTGGATAATCTAACCAAAGAAAGACAACTTATAAGATCAACAAGAAAAGACTTCAAAGAAAGCAAAGATTTATTACCCTTAACTTTTGCAGGTTTGTTAATGGAAGGTGGTGTGATAGGATATGAAAGCAACATAAAGTCAGGTGGCTTGGGTGCTAGATATTTGGGCATAGGCTCAACCAAAGAGTACAGACAAGATATTGTTACCGTTTCTTTGCGTACCGTTTCTGTAAGTACAGGGAAAGTTTTGACTGAAGTGCTTACAACAAAATCAATCTTAAGTGTAGCAATCAGCCAAGATGCTTTCCGTTTTGTTTCTAATGATACTGAATTAGTAGAGATAGAAAATGGGATGGTAGAAAATGAATCTGTAAATATTGCACTACAAAATGCAATAGAAACAGCAGTCTTAGAAACCATACAACTAGGTTTAAAGAAAAATTTATGGAGCATAATAGATGAAGAAATACTTAATGCTATTCGTGGTTAGTTTTTTGTACGCAGACAATGAGGTTTATGTAGATCAAGTAGGCGCTACATTTAACTTAGATATAGAGCAATTAGGCTCATCAAACATAATAGGTGGTGCAACTGCAGCAGCAGGCTCAATGAACGCACTTGACCTTGACGGTGCAACAATGACTTTAGACATTAATCAAATAGGCGACAGCAATAAATTTTTAGGCGACATCACAGCCGATACATTCACAGGGTTCTTTGAGTTTGATGGCGATAGTAATACATTCAACATTCAAACTGACCCTACTAATACACATGGCGCAGACAACGGAAACTTCAATGTAGATGTAACTGGTGGAAGCAATACTTTTACCCTTGATGTAGCTACAAATGACCTTGCAGGAACTTTAGACCTTGACTGGATAATACAAGGAGACAGCAACACTTTTGACTTTGATATTGACTATGATACGGCAACAAACTATGTTGATGTAGATGGAGATTCAAATACAGTTAATTTTGACGGTGATGGATATGCGGATGCCTTTTTTAAACTAGAGCATGATGGAAACTCTAGAACATTTAACATAGACCAACAAAGTACATTAGCTAGTGACTGGTTACGCATCAATTCTAACGGCAATAGTGGTACTGTTTGTGTCATTCAAAGTGACGGCGGAACAAGTACCTCGTGTTGATGTTGGAGAAATATCAGAACTAAACGGCATTGCTCGTATTGTACGAGACAAAACAGAAACAGCAGAATTAAATGATGACATAAGATCATACGACACCCTTGAGACCTCTAATGGTCGCATGGCTGTTACTTTCCTTGATGACACTCTTATACGCCTTACTGAACACTCACAAGTATTAATAGATGAGTTTGTTTATGACCCTGACCCTAATAAATCAAAAATGGCACTCAACTTTGCCAAAGGCACTGCAAGATTTGTAACTGGTAAATTAAACAAGGTTGCTAAAAAAAATATAACAATTAGAACCAATAGTGCGACTGTAGGCATAAGAGGTACAGATTTTACTATCACAACCAATGAGATTGGTGAGTCATTAATAATTTTGTTGCCTAATGAAGATGGTACTGCAAGCGGTGAAATAGAAGTCATGACTGCTATGGGTACTGTATTGCTTAATAAACCATATCAATCAACAGTTACAACGGTCTTTGAATCTGCGCCAAGCAAACCAGTCATATTAGATTTAACACTAGACCTTATAGACAATATGTTAATTGTTACTAATCCCAAGCCTAATGAAGCCCTTGCTGAAGAAACAACAGATAAAAGTAGCAATGTTCTAGATGTGGATTTTTTAGAGTTTGACGAACTTGAGCAAGATTTTCTAGCAGAAGATGATCTGCAATTCACAGAGTTAGATATAAATTTTCTTGATGTAAATTTCTTTGAGGACTTGCTAAAGATAGTAAATGAACTTGACAAGCTAAAAGAAGATGACCTGCAACAAGAGCAAACCATAACTAGAATTACTGGCACAAAGGTTGGGCAAGATACTGATACTCAAATTATTACATTAGTAACAGGCGATCTAATAAGTCTGCGTAGAAGGGTGCAACAGTCAGTGCAAGTAGATTTGAACTCTAGTCAAGGATATACTGTAATCTTTATACAGGACGGTGTTTCCAACATTGTAAAGATAAACGGTGGTGGTGATTCAGTCATAAGTATTAAACAAGGCTCATGACACATATAAAAAAATTTATAGCTTGGTTTATTGGATTATTCCAACAACGCTATCAAATCAGAGTATCTTTTAACAAAGAGTACGGTGATGCAGACGACAAGGTTTACATCAGCAAAAAGATTTTAGTACAAAAAGAAAAACATCTTAAATTTCGCAATTTAGACAATAAAGTTATAGAGTATAGAAGTGCAGGCGGACTAAATTACATTATTGAGGATATGTAATGCAACAGATTCTAATTGGAATTATTATCATGCTAGGTTTAGCAACCTATTATTTTTACAGTCAAAATCAAATACTTAGTGCAAACAATTCAGCATTAGAAGGCGCAGTTGCCACACAAGAAGAAGCGATTGCTACGATACAAGCGGACTTTGAATTACAAACACAACAGTTACAAGACCTTACAGTTAAAAGCCAAGCTGCACAAAAAGAATTAAATAGATATACACAGTTTATACAAAACTACGAGTTAGCATCTGAAATACTAGCAGACCCAATTAAAATGGAGAGGAAAATAAACAATGGTACAAAGCATATCATGGAAAACATTGAGCAAATCAGCAGTGATGTTGATGGTCTTGATAATGGCTTGCAGTTGCAGTCTACTTCCGACTAGAGAAATACAAGTAAGCGCCAAGCCTTTAGAACGCAAGATAGTGCAACCTGTCATGCCTAGAGCAATTGACCTTAAAGAATTGCAGTGGATGACTGTTACACCTGACAACTGGGAAGATCAATTAGCAAGAATAGAGCAACAAGAGGGTGAATTAGTGTTCTTAGCTATGACCATTCCTGACTATGAAGTCATGGCATACAATATGCAAGAGATCAAAAGATACATCACAGAACTAAAAGATGTGGTGGTTTACTACCGAAAAGTAACAACAGAAAACCTTTCAAAAGAAGAATAAATCTGATAGCCTTTAATTTTCATATAGGAGAATAATATGGGAATGATAGGAGAATGGATAGGAATTATCACAGGTGTAGTATGTTTAGCATCTATTATCTGTGCATTAACTCCGACTCCGAAAGATGATGCAATGATCGGAAAGTTCTATCGCTGCATTGAACTTTTGGCTCTAAATATAGGGCGTGCAAAAGAGAAGTAGATACTAGAGGGGGTGCAGAAGCACCTTTTTAATTTATGGCAAATAAAATAACACCATTCGTATATAACGCTATTCTTGAAAGGGTCGTAGATGGAGACACCATTGATGTTACTCTTGACTTGGGATTCAGTGTCTTTCTTCACAAGCAACGCTGCAGGTTGGCAGGTATAGACACTCCTGAGTCAAGAACTCGTAACCTAGCCGAGAAAGCATTAGGTAAAAAGGCATCAGCAAGACTTAAAGAAGTTTGCGTAGGCTCATTCAAAATACAATCACTAGGCAAAGGTAAATATGGCAGAATACTTGCAATCCCTTATACGGAAGATGGGCAAGATATTTGCCAAATGCTTATCAATGAGGGTCATGCAGTTGAATACTGGGGCGGAACTAAAAAAGCAAAAGTCAGAGATGACGGAACTTGGGGAGAATAATATGCACATATCACAAGAGGGTATAGATTTAGTCAAGAAGTTTGAGGGTTGCAAATTAGAAGCATATCAATGTGCTGCAGGTGTGTGGACTATAGGCTATGGCTCAACACATGGTGTACAAAAGGGTGATACATGGTCGCAAGAGAAAGCAGAGATAATGCTTATAGATGAACTAGAAGAATATGGTAAGTATGTAGAAGAAGCAGTTACCATACCTCTAAATCAATGTCAGTTTGATGCTCTTACTTCTTGGACATTTAACTTAGGACCAAGCAACTTAAAAAGTAGCACTATGTTGCAGGTTTTAAATCAAGGTGATTATGAGGGTGTTCCATATCAAATAAAAAGATGGAACAAAGTAAGCGGACAAGTAAATGATGGTTTGATTCGTAGACGAGAAGCAGAAGCATTATTATTTGAGGGCAAACATTGGGAAAATGTCTAAATGGCTCTCAGCAAAACACAGAACAAAAGGCTTGGGGTAATACTAAGTGTTATGTTCAAGGAAGAAACGCCACAGGAGATGCTAGAGGATGTCATACGGCATGGTTTTGTAGAGAAAGTTGATAATACTTTTCAACTCACAGATAAAGGCATTGATGAAAAAAACCGACTCTGTACTTTGTCAGGACTTAATATTAAATATTCTTCAGAGAAAACCTAGTGTACCTTATGACTGTATGCCAAAACTGCGACTTAGAGAAATTGAATTGCAAATGTCCAAATTCAATCAACAAAGGCAATTATTACGAAGCAACGACACAGAAGTTTTACAAATGGGAAGAACTTATGGAGTTCTACAAGACTAAATCCAATCGTTTCCCTCATACCAACCCACAAGACTAAATCTCTCGCCCTTAGTTACCTCAGTAACCCTGTGGTAAAGAAAAGACGGAAAAACTAGGATAGTTCCTTTCTCTCTTAGCTTTTTTTTATCTAACTTGCCCATGTCTTTGCTGAACTCAAAGTCACCACCAACATAGTCAATGCTATCTGATAGTTGCACTGTGATGCTTAGTTTTCTCTGTGATGAATTGTCAAAGATATTGGAATCCATGTGAAAGTCATAAAAATCCCCTTTGCTGTACTTGGCTATTTGAAACTCTTGGAAACCATTTAGCTGTACACCAAAGCACTCACGATTTGCCATAGTAATGTACTGACTCATAACTCTATTAAGATAAGTGCCATTCTCAGAGTCATACTCACATGGCAAAATATTAGACGATCTAACATTTTTATCTATACTGGCAACATTGCCTATCTCAGCTTCTTTAGGCTTGCCCTCTATGTATAAAGCCTTGATAGCTTCGCAGTGTTCATCACTTAACTCTGCTTGCCATGAGTAACAGTACGAGTTCATTAGGTTCGCACTCTAAATAAATACAAAAGGTTTCTAATAGTCTGTTTGGGTAAATGTTGTAGATGTTTAGGTATCTCTATGCCTTGAACTTCAGTAGTCATTATCCTTACCCCACTTACACTTAATAATATCCTCTAACTCATTAGCCGTATTTTCATTGACTATAAAATCAATAATAATCCAAGCCATCATCCATATTGCCACTGGCAATATAAGCCAAAATAGATAATTCATAGTACCCCCTTAGTATTTAACAATATTACCTTTGCTATCTATGAAAGAATAATCTTTCATTAATTCTTTTAACATAAAGTCTATAACTTCTGCGTGTATATGTGCATCATTACTAGGCTTATCCAGTTCTTTAATAATTCTATCAATCTTATCGTGCTCATCAGATTTAATTACATTGTTTTTAACATACTGTTTTAATGCTCTTTTCATTATTACCGTATCTGATCTAAATAAATTCTTGTACATAATTACTCCTTAAATTTTTTTTGTATAAACTTAAACAATCCATAAATTGTAAGACCATAAAATGCTAATACGCTCATTGGCAGTGCTATGTATGCAAGTTCCCATGGTGATAAAAAAAGAAGTTCCCATGTAAAATTAATTGCAGCTTCGGCATCGCCTTGTGTGCTGTTTGACAATCCACTAATTTCATTAATAATTTCCAACTCATACTCTGTAACAAAGTTTATCCAATCATCTTCGGTAAAACAAATTTCAAAATGTTCAGGACATTCATGCTCCATTAGTGCAACACCCTTTCCCTACAACCATTCTTCATAAAATCATGCAGGTCTGCATAATCTTCTTCACTGATAATATCTCTGACCTCGTGTATAGGCATACTCATTAGATCAGCGTGATACTTAATTGATAACTTAGCCACCTTGCGTTCTAAAGGTGACATATCTTTAAACTCGTCATTAATACTCATAATTAATCCTTAAAAATTAAATGATTGTTTTTCTTCATGCGTACCAAAATGGTATATAGCTTTGGTCAATCTGTATATGCACATCTCATAAGTGATAGGAGCAGACTCAGGGTTGTTAGTATCTTTTAATTTAAAACATCTTTTTCTAAGATCAAAGATAGTCATGCCATCTCTAAACATATCTAAGCATTGCTGATGCAGATTCTCAGAGAGCTTGTTTTTAAACTTAGTCAAAGTGTTTTGAATGATGCCTGTTTCCTCAGAAAGTATTTTGCCGAGAGTATCAAGGTCATCTATGGTGTAAGTCCTAAATGTTTTCCAATCTCTAGCATCCTCTTTTGTCTCTACAACTGGAGCAGGGTCATACTTAACAGCGTGTTTTGTATTTCTTGTGTGTTTAATATTAGGAAATAGCTTGTTAGGATTTTTATTTTCAGTGTAGATATAATCTAAGTTTTTTGCATGAGTCTTTCTTGCATCCTGTAAAGTCATTTCACTGGTATCTCCAATCTTAACTCTAATAGTGTTTTTACCTACCTTAGAGTTCTTGGCTCTAGTGTAGTAAACCTTGCCAAACTTCTTAAATCTAATAGCCAAGCCTTTGCTCACGGTGTCGTGTACCCAAGTATCTCTCTTGCCGTTTAGCATACTTATACCTTGATCAGTAAACTCAACGCTGTAGTTAGTTCTCTTAATATTTATAGGGTTCTTACGAGTGCCTATATGACTACCCTGATACTCAGCACCTTGACTGTTACCACTGGTCATTCTATTGATTTGAGTAATAACTTCTTTTATTGGTGGTGATGATACGGCTTTAACTTTAGCCTGTAGCTTACGCACCTCGTTTAATCTTTTTTGTAGTTGCTCCTCAATAATCGGAGCAATAACTTTGATTAAGTCATCTTTGTTGCTGTAAAAATGATTAATAAAATTATTAAGAATATCAGATTTGTTTATGCCAAACTCTTTATGTAGTTCGTGCAAGTCTTTCCACAAATCAGCATCACAGACAATATTGACATTACCAGTTATTTTCTTTTTGTTTTCTTCAAAATTCATAGCTTTCACCTTATATACCCAACCTTGACTTGTGATAATCGTCACGCATCTCAGTAATTTTTAAATGTAAATATTCAATAAGCACTGACTCAGGCGTTTGACCTAAATGCTTATTGGCAATTCTTGATTTATTTATGTCAGTTAAGACATTGTTATACGACTTAACCAGTTCCCACATATCAATCTCATGAATATAAGAGTCTAGTTCTCTTAGTTGATCTTTAGTTATCATCTTATACCTCTCTAGGTTTGATAGAAGCAGTCTGACCAGTAGACCAAATCTGATCTACTCGTCTTTGTGCATCTGCTTTGTTGTTGAAAGTTGCGATTCTTCTGTGATCTCCATACCTGCCAATATGGAAGAAGAACTGGTAAACATCATAGACTGTGTTCATGATCTTGCTCCAAATTCATTAGCAATATAACCATCAAACAATTCATCATATTTGTTTTTGATTTCTGATAATGATAATTTTTCAACACCTGTAGGTCTAAAATCCATTATGTTGTTATGTAGCTCTACATAAGACTCACTCATTTCAAAATGAGCTAAGTCATATGGTGTAAATATGCCTTGTGAATTAAGATCATCTAAGGTATCAGGTGCAAAGCCTATAGATACTAAGAATTTATTGTTATCAACCATAAAATCTTTTAAAGACTTGTAATTTGTATGGATTGGTTTTTTCATTTTATACCTGCTCTGTGAGCGTTTCATTTAATATGCAGTAATTATAAACCCATAATGGAATTAGATGCAACACTTTTATTAATTTATTTTAAAATGGTAAATCGTTGTCCTCTTGGCTATCATCTCTCCAAAGTTTTTCTTCCCATAATCTTTTAGCCCAAACTTGTCCAAAGTCAGCAGGCAAACCATAACTCGTAAAGAACTTATACTCATCACCAAACTTCGTATGAAGCTGTGCATGATGATGTAAACATAAAGGTATAGCATTCCTATCATTAGCCTTTAAGCTCATGCCACGAACTCCGTCATAGGGTTTAAGTAAATGATGCGCCTGCACTTCTCTTGAGTGGGAGTAGTAACCTGCTTTACACAATAGGCAAGGCAGTGTCCTAATCCATTTAAGGTGCGACTCATCTTTGTATCTTTTACTAGGCAAGTTAAAAAGGCGCTTCTTCTACCTCAGTTTTATGAGCAACAGTTTCTTCATCATCCTTTACTCTAAGACTAACAGCAGTGTATTCATTGCCTTTATCTGATACTTTTTTCCAACCACCAAACTTGTACTGGACATTGTTCCAAGTTATTGGACCACCAATATCAGGACTTCTTTCAGATTTCTTTTCTTCGTTAAGATGCAACAAACCTGCAGAGACCATAAGCTCATACTTATCTTCACCCTTAACTTTTGTTTTAACAATTGCAGAATAAATCTCCTCGCCATTTATTTGCATAGTGCCTTTGCGTATCACAGTAGAACCAGTCTCATGCCAAAGAAAACCTTTTAGCTCTTTATCATATTGCTTATCATCCATTTTTTTCTCCTATTAATTTATATTTAAACCCCTTACCACTTGTCCTGCGTTTCTTTTCTATAACTTCTCCAAAGGCAGGAAGTTTATATTTAAGTCTAGCAGGGTCTTTCCTCAAGTTGCGTATAGAAGCAGAAATAGACGGCTCTCCGTAAAACTGTCCTGTTTTCTGCTTGATAGCATCTTGTAGTTCCCAAAATGTCCAATATCTGCCGTCACGCATACAGAAATAGACACAATCATCTAATGTCAGCTTACTCATACAACTTTCTTAGAGTAAATATCTATTAGCTTCTCAAACGCCTGTAAGTCTCTATCGTTCTCAGGCAAATCATTGTAGATGCGTTCTATTTCACTAGAGTTAGCTTTAAATACATCTATGCACTCTTGATCTTCAGGATTAGCTAAAACCTTACGCAAGCCACCTATGAAAGCATGAGTGTCAGGAAAGGTTGCATATGGATGACCTTTTGCATTCTTAAGAACCAAAGATTCTTTAAGATCAGGTGCAGGTTGTTTGTTGTTTATGGCATTGTCCATTTCAAAAGCGGAAGCATATTCACCACCACCGAGAGCTAACGAAGCAAGCGCTCTGCCGATTGCACTGGTGCAACAGTTTTCTAAAGCAGAGGTTTTATTAACCATGCCTTGCGCTCTAAATTCTTCAGCATAGTCACTGCCTATTTCACGCCATGTGCCATCCACATAAACGCTCACAGTAGCTTGTACCACTACTCTTTCCAAGTCATTGTGGATAATCTTAGTCTGCACATTGGCATTGCTACCAAAGTGTTTTCTAAATATCTGTAACCGTTTATCTACGGTTGTGTAGAACTTACCTTTGATATTGGTTTTATCGCTATCAGCAAGGTTAGCTATTTCATTTATTGATTCAATCAATTTATCACTCATTTTATTCTCCATAGTTCTTTGGCAGCTTGAGTATCTGAGTCTGACCACATCCAGTGGGATAGGTCAGGATAGAACTGGTCAACCAAAGAGTTAACATCATTATTCTGTAGAAGGTTCATTATTGCTAACGAAGCCCTATACACCTCATCTAATCTCATGCTTATGTCGTCTATCTCAAATGTGATGACCTCTGATTTGGTCTTAGTCACATAGATATAATCAGCATACGCATGATCTTTTTCTAACGCAGTAGCATAAATTGCTAGTTGCCTTTGAACTGGTGGGAGTAATGCAGGTGGTTTCTTTGCAGAGGTTTTTATGTCTCTGATGCAATCCTCATACTCTAAATCTGTGTACCCTATAACTGATACTGGTAGCCCTACATCTATCTCTACTTTCTTTTGATAGCTAACAGGCTCGCCTAAGTGTTTATAGAAAGGCAATCCTATAGATAGATACTTCTCTATGTTGTTGTACTCTGTGTCTGCTTTCTCTTGATCAAACACCACGCCTTGACTCTGTTCGTAGCCCATAAGCGATTTGAACTCAGCCTGTGCATCTTCTATAGATGTCTTGTTGCCAATGGCATGATCTATGACCGTACCTCTTAACATGGCAGGGTTGGTAGGTGACTTATGTTTGGCTAAGTACCGAACAATAAACAGTGGTGGGTTTTGTATGAATAGGTTTATAGAACTGGCTGATAGGTGTTCAATCTCAAACTGTTCAAATGGATTATTTTTCATCTTTTAAATACCTCAATTTATGCTTTCAATAAATACGAAATGGAATTATAATCACATATTGGGTTTACCACAACCCTAAATTTAATATTAGGAGACAACCAATGAAGCTGAAAGATTTTTTGCAAGAGAACAACTACACTCAAAATAAATTTATAGAAGCTGTGCATGAAGAAACAGGACATAGATTTTCTCAGGGCGGTCTTGCTAAATACATCATTGGTGTTCGCATACCTAGAAAAAAAGAGATGGGAGTTATTCATAGTTTTACCAAAGGCGTAGTATCACCCAACGACTTTTACTTATAGACTCCAATCGTCTATCTCGTAATTTCTTTCTATAAAGATTCGCTTGTCCATATCATAGAAGAACTTTACCTGTCCGATCTTACCGTATAAGTCCTGTTCTCTTATCTTGCGTGTAATTACGCTAGTGGAGTTGTCATCAAAGTCTCTGTGAATCGTTAGGACTGCATCAGACTGGTTGTGCCAATGTGCAGCTCCACTTATATCGTAAGCAGAAGGTGGCAGGTAAGAACCATCTTGAGACTTAGGTAGCTTTGTTGGATGGGCAACCACCCACATAGTTACCTCGTAGTTTCTAGCAAAGCGCTTACAGCTAGAGATAAAATCTCTTATGTGTTCATCCTCACGCTGATTGCCTTCTCGTTTTGCACTGACCTCATTGTAAGGGTCTATGACTATCCCATTGACTCCGTGTTTGTAAACACTGGATTTTGCTATGTCTATGATTAGGTCTATCTCAGGTACGGCATCTTTAGATTCAATAAAGAAGAAGTGTTTATCAATAAAACCCATAGCTTCTACCAACTCTGATCTGCTCATGCGATTACCGAAGCCCTCATCAAATGCTTTCTGACAATACATCTGTGTCATCCTTCTGATGTGCATACTCGTTGAGTGTTCAGGAGAAAAGATTGCAAACTTCCAACCCTGATTCTTTGCTAGGTTCAGAAGTATCTGATCAAGTATTAAAGACTTACCATGATTGGGTATACCAGTAATCACATGGAAAGTACCAGTCATGATCTTGTAAATGTCATCAAGTGAACCCATGCCGATCTCTACAGGCTTCTCATAGTTCCCCTCATACAGATCAATCAGTTGATCAAAGTAGTCATGACCTTTGTACAAGCCGTTGATAGGATAGGGTATAGCATTGTCTATAAGTTCCTTGAGTTTGGTTGCACCATGTTTCATTAGAACCTCATTGGCATCTTTGCATCCTTCAGGACACTTCACATACCAACAGCGATCTTTACCGAACCTATGTAGCAGTTCTTTGTGTAGCGATCTACCTGCTGTGTCATTGTCAGTAAATATAATTATGTTCTTGGCAACGAGAGGTGAGTTATCTAAGGCTTTAAACCTTGCATCATTTGGGTCAAACTTTGCTTCTTTAGGCGCACCATCAGGAAGCGTTGTGCTGTTCGTTATGCCACTCTCAAACAAACTGATGCAATCCATCTCACCTTCGCAGAAAATAACGGTATCGCTTTTGTACACATTGTCATAGTTATATAAGATGCGTTTAGCGTTAGGCGATTGTCTAAACTGTTTATCAACTGTCCTGTATTTAACATTCACCAGTGAGCCGTGTTCATCAAAGTATTGAAATGCAATCCATGAGTTCTCGTTAAAGATTTTCATAGAGTCAACCGTTGATTTAGAAATGCCACGATCACCGAAGAACTTATACATGGAATTATCTGTAGACTTAGACTCAGGAACTACTGGTGTTTGATAGGTCTTTGGCTTAAAAGAATTAGACCCATCTCCTGACCCACCTCTAAATTCACAATGGTGACAATTCCAAACCACCGTATTATTTTCTATGGTGACTGAGAGTGGATTATCTTTTGGATTGTGTGGGGGCTGACAGGAAGGACACTTTACTTTTTGATTACCTATACCGTAATGTTTTAAATTTATTCTGTTGTCCATAAGGACGGTACTTATATCTTTCATTTTATTTCCTTACCCTGCAAGAGAGTTCAATGATTTTTTAACTTTTGTTACTGTTGTATCTGCATCATCAAGATACCGTTTTTGATTTAACCATGTTGTGCAATGGGGTACAAATTTTAAATCCATCTTTTCATCTTTAACAAACTCTGCATAGGACTTAATCTTTTCTAAGAGTTCTTCATGAGATATATCATTTAATGCAATCTTATATTTTTGAGAAGCTGCGTACTTGTTTGTCTTGCGTGGATAGATTTTCCAAAACTCCTCAAAGAGGTCTTTAGTATTATCTTTAGTATTCTCTTTAGTATTGGGGGGTGGTGAGACAGGGGGGGTGGTGGTCTCCTGACCCTGAGGGGTAGGGGTCTCATCACCAGTGGGGGTCTGTAGACCCTGACCTAGATGTAAGGTGTATCGGTTTGATATGTTCCCACCATCTGCTTTAAATCTAGCCGTGATCTCAAGCAGGTCTTGTTGTGCAAACTCTTTGATAATCTTACCAATGTGTTTAGGGTCTTTAATTCCTGCAAGTAGACCTATGTGCTGATAGCTAGGATAACAACTACCTTTCTCATCTGCGTAATTGGCAAGGATGACTAGAACTAATTTCTTGGTTGGAGTTAAGCCCTCTAGTTTGAGGGCTTTGTTTAGTAACTCAATTGACATAGGACTGAATATAAGAACTGGTATCTGATTCTAAGATTGCATCTACAATGGAGTCATCAAAGTTTGCAGACATCAAACAACATCTAATCTTAGTACCAAGCAATGTATAACCTAAAGATTGTAGCCTATCAGTCTCGGCATCTATCTCATCATCTGCCTTTGTGTAAGCACCTGTTCCATACTGACCTTCAGTGTACCTGTTCCAAACACCCCAAGTGTTACCAGTATCAGGGTCAAGCACATAGATTGTGAAAGCTGTGATGTGTTTAAGTTCGTGGGATTGTGTTTTCATTTTATCTCCTAATTAATTTAAAGAACCGAGCATAATTTATTTAATAATTTTATGCAACCCATTATGGTATTAAAGTAATCTTTGTGTTGGTGATTCATCAGCAGACACATCTCTATTGAAATATCCAAGTGGCATTTCAGCACCCTCAGGAAAAACCCATAGGTGATAACAGTTATCAGTGTCATGTAGAAAGGACTCTTTAGGATAAATCTCA